CGGTAACCCCCGCTTCTTGAGTATTGTAGTGACTATTCAAGTATACGGGTAAATCCACGTTGCTACAAATGTGAGGTCACTTCATATTGTCTAAACCACTCGACCTAAGTGCGGACGAATTCTGCGATAAATACAATTGTATAGGCTGCTCGAAGATGTTCGCCTTTTGGCTTGACGAAGAATACGAAGAGCCGCACTGCGAATTAGTGGAGGACGAAAAGGCGGCGCGCCATGAATAAGGAAAAGCTCTATAGGCGTTTCTATGCTCCGGCGGAACCGCTGACCGACAGCTTCGCCCCAATCCACAGTGAAGAGGCGGAAGCAAGGACAAGGGCAGAGGCTCTCCACCCGTGCACAACTTACCGGGCGGACGTTGAACTGCTCCGGAAGGGAGTCATTAAGAAAGTAGGTGATGAAGATGGCAGAGAGGCGGATGTTCTCGAAGACGATTGTTGACTCTGATTTGTTCCTGAATATGCCAGCGACTTCCCAGCTCTTATACTTTCACCTTGCTCTAAGAGCGGACGATGATGGGTTTATCAACAACCCGAAGTCGCTCACGAGGATGTGCGGGTGCCATGACGATGATATGAACATGCTCATCACGAGAGGGTTTATCATTCCGTTCCCAGAGGCTGGGGTCGTTGTTGTTACTCACTGGAATATTCACAACAAAATAAAAAAAGACAGATATACAGAGACTGCAAATAAAAAAGAGCTGGCACAACTTGCGAATATTGAAGGGGCCTATGTTGTTCGCGATTCAGTTCCGGAATTGGAGACAACTGTCTCCAACTTGGAACCACAGCGGAACCAAAACGGAGACAAAGCGGAGACAACTGTCTCCAACTTGGAACCACAGGATAGGTTAGGTAAGGATAGGTTAGGTAAGGATAGGTTAGGTAAGGTTATAGACTACGAAGCTGTCAAGGACAGCTTCAACCGCCTCTGCCCCTCTTTCCCGGAAATCAAAACCATGTCAGAAGCAAGGAAGAGATCCGTCCGGGCAAGGCTGAACACCTATTCAATGGATGACCTGCTGGAAGCCTTCAGGAAGGCAGAGGCAAGCGACTTCCTGAAAGGAAAAAATAAAAGGGATTGGAGCGCAAACTTCGACTGGATGGTAAAGGACGCGAACATCGCCAAGATACTGGACGGAAACTATGACAATAAAGAGGCGCCGATGGGAAAGAATATGAACGACCTCGACGACCTATTCTGAGTTAGGAGGTATAAAGCATGATTGAAACGAAAGACATTGCCACCCGGGCAGACCCGCCCGAGAACTGCATAAGGGGACTGGACGGAGTTCTCCGGTGTGCTAAGTGCGGAGGGATTCGGGAGATGGTCATCATGAAAGGAAAGCCCGGGGAGATGATTGTTCACCCACTCTGCTCATGCATGGCAGAAGAGCGTGACCGGGCAGAGAACCAGAAGAGACGGCGGAGCATTGAGCGGAACCGAAAGAGCTGCTTCGATGGAAGCGGACTGGCAGGGTGCACCTTCGGAAGCTCTGAGTGGAGCGAACACCTCTGGAAGGCGAAACGCTATGCGGATAGCTTCGAAGCGTTCTATAAACGGAAAACCGGGCTTCTTCTCTATGGCTCGGTGGGAACAGGGAAGACCCACGTTGCCGCTTGTGTAGCAAACGCTCTTATAGACAAGGGCTACAAAGTGAGAATGACCAACTTCGGGAATATCGTGAACAACCTGCAAGAGTCATTTCAAGGGCGGCAAAAGTATATTGACGACCTCGCCGAGAATTACAACCTTCTCATCATTGACGACCTCGGAGCGGAACGGCAGTCGGAGTTCATGAAGGAACAGATTTTCAATGTGATTGATTCACGCTACCGAAGCGGGAAACCGATGATCGTAACCACGAACCTAACAGCGGAACAGCTCAAGAAGCCGGAGGATGTGGCGAGCGGAAGAATCTACGACCGAATCCTTGAACGGTGTCATCCGTTAAAGATAGACGGCGAAAGCATGAGAAGGAAAAAGCTGAGAGAAGACTTCGGGGAAATCGAAGCAATGCTGAAAGGAGAAAAGCAGTGACGGCAAAAGAATACCTCAATCAAATCCGGAAGCTCGACAAGCTTATCGAGAACAAGCTGAGCGAGCTGGAGCACTGGCGCATGGTTGCGACCGGAATCACCAGCTCTTTCGGCGGGGAGCGCGTGCAGACCTCCGGAGGCAGAAGCAAGATGGAGGATGCCGTATGCAGCTACGTAGACAGTCAAGCGGAGCTTGTGGAGATGGCGGAGGAACTGACGAGGAAGAGAAGGGAACTTATAGCAACCATCGAGAAGCTTCCGGTGGCAGAATACGACCTTCTCTACCGACGCTACGTGCAGGGGAAAGACCTCTACACAATCGCCGACGAGCTTGGGAAAAGCTACTCATCCGTCACGACCCTCCATGGGAGAGCGCTGGCAAGCGTGCAAAAAATTATAAATGAAGTGAGTTAATTGTATACCGTGTGACTTAATTGGAAGTCGGGTGACCACTTCTCTATGGTAGTATTATGGTGGCAAGAGTAAGAGAGCTCGAAGCCATCTGATTGAATCCTCCTAATGCTAGCCAAAGAGAAGCGACCGCCGAAAGGTGGCGCTTTTCTTTTTAGGCGAGTCGGGAGGTAACAACTAAGCCATAAAGGCGCGCACAACAAACCATAAATAACCCATTGATAAAAAGAAAGGAAGTACTTCGCAGAGTATAGCCTACCATGACGGTAATTGTTTCCATTTTCTTCATTAACCAATATTCACAGCGCGCCTTTATTTTTTTTAATCAGATTACAGGAGGAAAAACAAAATGGCAGAATTCAGAAAAACAGATAACTACAACGCAGACCTTCAGAGCCTTCTCGAGACAGAGAAGAAGCTGGCACACATCAATGAGAACGGGATCGCGGTTGGAATCGTAGCAAGCACGCAGAAGAAGAAAAGACCGGGAGGGGATGGCGTAGTCTTTGCGGACTGCCGGAAGGTTCCGGAGTACTGGCATACCTTCTGCCCTTACGATTTCCTTGTTACGTTCTATGAACCGAATTGTGAAGGGCTGGACGATGGGCAAATGAGAATCCTTCTGTTCCACGAACTTCTCCACATCGGAGTCAAGGACGACGGAGGTACGTTCGTTCGGAAGCACGACGTTGAGGCCTTCGCCGAAATCATTAACAGGTTCGGAGCAGACTGGAACGAAGTGAAGTAATGGCTGGAGGACGAAAGCGACCGGATCAAGACGGAACCCACCGCCTTGCGTTCGAGCGGAACAAAAAGAAAATCTACGCCACGCAATCAGTGTGCGGTATATGCGGAAGGCCCGTGGACTTCAAACTGCGGTACCCCCATCCGATGAGCCCGTGCATAGACCACATTATACCGGTGTCCAAAGGCGGGCACCCCTCGGACATTGATAACCTTCAGCTGGCCCACATGGCTTGCAACAGGCAGAAGTCTGACAAGCTGATGGTGAGGAGCAAGGTAAAGGCTACGGTTGTTATCAGCAACCGGGACCTTCCTCAGTCTACGGACTGGAGAATGTACGGAAGGAACCGGAAGAGTAAAGATTGAAGCAAAAAGAAGAGAAGCGAAGAGTGTTCAGCGAGTGCTCTGTCGTTTCTCTTTTTTATGTAAGGGGGTAGGGGTACCCCCATCCCCACCCCCTCGGACTTCACGCCGTCACTACGAATATTTCTCGCTGAATTTGATATTAAATTCAATTTAGAATGAATTTTTGTAAGAGGTAAACATGAGTGAATTGAGAGGTATCGAGTACCTTAGAACGAAACTGAACCGCAAGCGGTCTAGAGTTAATCTACGCTATAGATTCTATGACATGAAGAACCATGCGCCGGACTTTGCAATCAGCACACCGCCGGAACTCAGAGCCTACAGCTCGTGCCTCGGTTGGTGTGCCAAGGCGGTGGATTCACTGGCGGACAGAGTTGTATTTAACGAGTTCCGGGATGATTTTCTTGATATGAATGAGATTTTCGCGATGAATAACCCGGACGTATTGTTCCGGTCGTCGGAGCTGTCGGCACTGATTGCTTCGTGCTCGTTTATTTATATCCAGCCGCCGGAGAAGGCAGGAGGTATCCCAGAACTACAGGTCATAGACGGAGCCAATGCGACCGGCAGAATCAACCCAGTCACTGGATTACTCTATGAAGGTTACGCCGTTCTCGAGAGAGACGACTACGGAATTCCAACGGTCGAAGCTTACTTCGAACCGAACATGACGACCATCATCAACAAAGCGGGAAAGTACAAAGATGAAATCAAGCACAGGGTTGATTTTCCTCTGCTTGTCCCGATCATCTACAGACCGGGGGCAAAGAGGCCATTCGGACATTCAAGAATCAGTCGGGCGTGCATGTCCATCGTGAACTCAGCGGCTCGGACCGTGAAACGGTCGGAGATTTCTGCCGAGTTCTTTTCTTTTCCTCAAAAGTGGGCTTCTGGATTCTCTGAAGATGTGGAAATGCTGAACCAGTGGAGCGCTGCCGTATCGGCGATGATGATAGCAACAAAAGACGAAGATGGGGACAGTCCGAGCTTCGGGCAGTTCATGCAGCAGTCCATGACGCCGCATGTAGACCATTTGAAGATGTTCGCTTCGCTGTTTGCGGCAGAAACCGGGCTCACCCTTGACGACCTAGGGTTTCCAACGTCCAACCCGGCGAGTGCCGACGCCATCAAGGCGGCGCACGATTCGTTAAGGCTTACGGCGAGGGCAGCCCAAAGGTCGTTTGCTTCCGGATTCCGGAACGCTGGGTATCTTGCGGCGTGCCTCAGGGACGACTTCATGTACAGCCGGAGCGCGGCATGTAAAGCGGTGCCGGCATGGGAGCCAATCTTCGAGCCGGATGCCTCCATGCTCAGCTCCATCGGTGACGGAGTACTGAAGCTGAATCAAGCCATTGACGGCTACATCACCGAGGACGTAATGGGCGACCTTACGGGAATAAAGAAGATGGGAGGAAGTGAAGAAGATGAAGGATATAACTCCGGAACTCTCGGAGCAACTTCTCCGCAGGTTCCGACAGCTACTGGCAACTGACCCGACAATCCGGAGCTATAGGAAGAAGCTGAAAGCCGGGAAGATGGTAGAACGGGATTGTGCGCTGTACACGGCGCGAGTAGCGAAGTGTGCATCCAAGGCGGCAACCCAAACAATCACAGAAGCAGCTCTCCCGGATGGAACCTTGTACTGGAACATTGCAGAGTCGGTTTTGACTCCGTTATTCGAAGAAGCCTACGATGTTGTGATGGCGGCGGCAGTGGAACAAAAGCGGGTGCAAGATGAAAAGGCGGGGCGGCACATTGCCATCAAGACCCCGCCGTTCCCGAAGTACAGAGTCAAGAGCTATCTTGACCTCGTGGTTAGCCGGAGCATGAAGGAGCGTGAAGACAATGAAGAATCTTGAAGAACTTAAGCGGATTCTCGCCACCGGAGCCATGGAGAACATCATCGGTTGCTTCTATAACGACTTCGTGGAGACCAACGCGACCGCAAGAGCAGAAGCCGGGATGAAGCAGATTATCATCCGGGAAGCTATTGGTGGTTGTTGTGCATGGTGCAGTGCCATGGTTGGAGAGTGGGAGTACGGCTCTCACCCCGCTGACATCTTTCGCCGGCACGACAATTGCACCTGCGTGGTCACCTTCCGTGACGAGAGTGGCTACACGGATGTATGGAGCAAGAAGAAGTTCTCGATCCATCGGAATGCGAGGGTTGAAAAGTTCAAACAGATTGAAGCTGATGACCTATTGACGGCGAGAACCAAAAAGAAACGGAGAATCGAAAAGGACAAAAAATGGCAATAAATAAAACTTACGAGGAACTGGTGGAGAGTGCCAAGCCGAAAAGAACAACGGACGACTGCTACACCCCCGGGAACATCTACGAGGTTGTTCGGGACTATGTATCCGATCGCTATGGTCTGGATCCGGGCGCATTCGTCCGGCCATTCTACCCGGGCGGAGACTTTCAGGCAGAGGACTACACCGGAAAGGTGGTGGTGGATAACCCACCTTTTTCAATTTTGAAAAAAATTAAAGATTTTTATGTTGAGCACAGTGTGCCCTTCTTCCTGTTCTGCCCCGCCAACAACGGAGCAAGAGGGGTTGACTATGGAATGGAGACGCACATAGCTTGCGGCATAGATATAGTCTATGAGAACGGCGCTTCGGTATCAACGAGTTTCGTGACGAATTTAGAAGCTCCGTGCCTTCGGACGGATTCGGAGCTTAGGAAGAATCTCGACAGCGTAAACCGACAGAATCGAATCAAGGCGAGAAAACTGAAGCACCTAACGAGCTGGCGGTACCCGAAGGAACTGGTAACAACGGCAAGGCTTTGCAAGCTTGCAAGGTATGGCGTGGACGTCTGCTTTGCTCCGGAGGAGCTTCGCCGGTGTAATAAGCTCGACAACATGCCGCCGGGTGCAAGCGTGTTCGGCGGTGGGTTTCTATTGACGGCAGAAGCCGTCCGGAGACTTGACAAAGCCAAAGAACTGGAAGCGAAAACCAAGGAATTGGAGCTGGAGCAAAGCGGGACGCTGGTGGAGCTATCGGACCGAGAGCGGGCACTGGTGTACGGCGAGTGATAAGGAGGCGGAGCAATGGCAGACAAAAGGAAAGGGCGGCAAACTCCGACCGAGTCCTTCGCGCTCCCATACTCCGAGACTTTAGGGCTCGAGGCGGCAAGTCTCTATAACACGACAGGGAAAACCGCTCAAGAGTGGCAGGAACTCATTCTCTGCGACATGATGGCGGTGAACGAGGAAGGTCTTTGGACTCACACCAAATACGGGTATTCCGTCCCCCGCCGCAATGGAAAGAATGAAGTTGTGGTAATGCGGGAACTCTATGGTCTCACCCATGGGGAAGAGATAGCTCACACCGCTCACAGGACTTCAACTTCGCACTCTGCGTGGGAACGGCTCTGTGAGGCACTGGCAGAGACCGGACTGGAAGAAGGGAAGGACTACAAGACAGTCAAGCAGTTCGGGCTCGAGCGTATCATCATGAAGGGCAAAGGCGGCGGTCGAATCAGCTTCCGAACCCGCTCAAGTAAGGGCGGACTGGGCGAAGGGTTCGACCTTCTCGTCATTGACGAGGCGCAAGAATACACGGACGACCAAGAGTCGGCGCTGAAGTATGTTGTCACATCTTCGAAGAATCCGCAGACGATTTTTTGCGGAACGCCGCCCACGGTAGTGTCTTCCGGAACAGTCTTCCAGAAGTTCAGAGAATCCGTTCTCGCCGGTGAGGCAAAGAATTCCGGCTGGGCGGAATGGTCGGTCGAGTCCATGACTGACCCAAACGACGAAGAGGCATGGTACAGAACTAATCCATCTCTCGGGACGGTATTCACAGAGCGAAGTGTTACAGATGAGATAGGACCGGACACGGTAGACTTCAACGTGCAGAGGCTCGGGCTCTGGATCCGCTACAACCTGAAATCAGCAATCACAGAAAAAGAATGGAACGCTTTGGAAGTGCCGAAGCTTCCGAAGCTTACGGGCGACATTTACGCCGCCGTAAAGTTCAGCCGGGACAGTACAACGGTATCCCTCTCCGTCGCGGTGAAGACCTCCGGGAAGAAGGTATTCGTGGAGTCGGTAGATTGCCGCTCTGCCCGAGATGGGGGCGCGTGGTTAATCTCGTACCTCCGAGACATGGAGCCCCGGAAGATTGTAGTGGATGGAGCTAATGGCTCCCAGAAGATTCTGGCAGATGGGCTGAAAATAGCAAAGGCCAGAAATGTGATACTGCCGGCAGTAAGCGAGGTGATCGTGGCGAACTCTCTGTTCGAACAGGGTGTATTCGGCGGCGAAATCTGCCATACCGGACAGCCAAGCCTTGCCCAGTCGGTGTCTAACTGTGAGCACCGAGCCATAGGAAGTTCCGGAGGGTTCGGGTACCGGACCATCAAGGATACCGTCGATGTGACACTGGTGGAGAGCGTGGCGCTTGCCTATTGGGCGTGCCACGAGGACAAACCTCGGAGAAAACAGAAAATCAGTTATTAACGGTTATAAAGGCGGCAATCTGCCGCCTCTTATAATACACAAATTACCGGACGCGGGAAAACGGAAAAGGAGAAAACTATGAGTTTCGAAGTAATTGAAACACAAGAACAGCTGGACAAGGTAATCGGCACAAGAATCGCAAAGGCGAAAGAGGCGGCTAAAGCCGAGTTTCAAGACAAGCTTGATGAGCTCGATACTCTTACCACTAAGCTGGAAGAGAAGGAGAGCAAAATCACAAGCTTAACCGATGAGCTCGAAACGGCAAAAGCCGCAAAGACCGCCAATGAGGCGAAGATTGCAGACCTCACCACAAAAGTGCAGAAGTACGAGGCGGACTCGGTAAAAACCCGGATTGCACGAGAATGCGGTTTATCTGTCGAGCTGGCGAACAGGCTCTCCGGAGACACGGAAGAGGACATCAAGAAGGACGCTGAAGCACTGAAAGCCGTAGTGGGCAATGTAACAGTGCAGAGGACTCAGTTCTCTTCTGGTGACGGAGACAAAGACGACACGAAGGCAGCTCTCAAGAGTATGCTGCAGAATTTGAAAGGAGAATAAAATATGCCAATTGGAACAAAAGGAACTATGTTCGACCCTAAGCTTGTGAATGACCTCGTGACGAAGGTAAAAGGTCATTCTTCTATCGCACTGCTCTCCAAGCAGACCCCGGTATCTTTCACCGGAAACAAGGAATTCACCTTCTCACTGGACTCCGACATTGACATCGTGGCAGAGAACGGAAAGAAGTCCCACGGCGGGCTGACCATCACCCCGGTGGTAATCGCGCCGATTAAATTTGAATATGGTGCAAGGGTATCCGATGAGTTCATGACCGCAACTGAAGAGGCTCAGCTGAATATTCTGCAGGCCTTCAATGACGGCTTCGCGAAAAAGGTAGCAAGAGGTCTTGACATCGCCGCATTCCACGGCCTGAACCCGAGAACCAGCACCGCTTCCGACGTGATCGGCAGCAACTGCCTCGACAAGGTGGTGACTCAGACCGTAGACTATGCGGCGGCAACGGTGGACGCGAACATCGAAGCAGCCATTGCACTGGTGGAAGGCTCTGACGGAGAAGTAACCGGACTGGCTGGCTCCCCGGCAGTAAGACAGGCACTGGCCGCGCTGAAGACTACCGCAGGCGAGAGACTTTATCCGGATTTGGCTTGGGGCGGAAACCCGGGAACCGTGAACGGTCTGCCGGTAGACTTCAACAAGACCGTATCTGTCGGCGATACCGACCAGGCAATCGTGGGCGACTTCGAGAACATGTTGAAGTGGGGTTATGCGAAGGAAGTACCTCTCGAGGTAATCCCGTACGGCGACCCGGACAACTCCGGCGTGGACCTGAAAGGCTCTAATCAGATTTATCTGAGGGCAGAAATCTACCTCGGCTGGGGTATTCTGGACCCGAAGTCTTTCGCACGCGTCAAGAATGCATAGGTATCAGAACAGCAGAACCGGGGCGGTCATTGAGACCGCTTCGGTGTGCCATGGGGAAGACTGGGAAGAGCTGAATCCAGCCGAAAAGAAGCCTCCCAAGAAGACCCAGAAGAAGGAAGTGAAAAAGAATGGATAACTTCGCAACAATCGAAGACATTCGTAAGCTATGGAGAGCCTTAACGCCGGAAGAGGAAGAGCGAGCCTCTGCCTTACTTCAAAAGGTGTCCTCCATCCTCCGCTCTGAAGCGGACAAAGTCGGGAAAGACATCGACCTTATGATTCAGCAGAAGCCGTACCTTGCAGACGTTGCCGCGTCCGTGACGGTGGACGTTGTGGCAAGGGCGTTGGCAACCCCGACCAATCAGGAGCCGGTGTCTCAGTTCACGGAGTCCGCAATGGGGTACTCCTACTCCGGGACGTACTTAGTTCCGGGCGGCGGAGTGTTCATCAAAAAGGCAGAACTTGCCCGGCTCGGGCTGAAGCGCCAAAAGATGGGAGGCATGAAACTATGGGGAGACTCAGGGGAATATCTATAATCCTCTACACGAAAAACAAAGTAGGGGAGGACGAGTTCGGTGCTCCGGTATACGAAGAACTCCCGGAAGTGGTGAATGATGTCCTCGTCGGTGAGCCGGAAGGCTCCGATGTGACGGACACCTTAAACCTCACCGGGAAGAGACTTGCCTACACGCTCGCGATCCCAAAAGGTGACACGCACGAGTGGAGAGACCGAAAAGTTGAGTTCTTCGGGCGGAAGTTCCGAACCTTCGGGGAACCGGTGGAGGGAATCGAAGGGATGATTCCCCTCCGGTGGAACAAGAAAGTGAAGGTGGAACGCTATGAGTAAGAACAGGTTTGTTCTGAACAGTAAAGGTGTTCGGGAGCTGCTAAAGTCCGAGGAAATCGCGGGCGAATGCATGGAGAGAGCCAAACGCATGGCAGAATCTGCCGGAGAGGGCTACGCCGTAGAGGTGCGGAACTACCCGGAACGTACCGGCGCCGCCGTGTACCCAGGGGACGACACCGCCTTCTATGACAACTTAGCACACAACACACTCGAGAAGGTGGTAAGGCAATGATTGAGAAGAAGGTTAGGAAGCACCTAGCCAAAAAAATAAAAGTCCCGGTTCTCTTCGGATTCCCAAAGGTTCCGGATGACTTTCCGGAGCTTCCGGAGAAATTTGTTGTAATCGAGAAAGTTGGTGGAAGCGTGCAAAATCACCTCCGCCGTGAGTCGCTGGCTTTCCAGAGCTACGGCGATAATCTTGTGGACGTGATGGATCTTGACGAGTCAGTGCAGAAGGGAATCTTCTCACTGATAGAAGACAACGAAGTCACATCTATCAAGCTGGCGTCCAATTACAACTATACCGACGAAAGAAGAAAAAAGCACAGGTACCAAAGCGTTTTTGACTTTGTGACCGTAGAAAGGGGATAAGTATGACGAACAACAACACCGCCAACGTGGCGGCAGGAAAACCAAAAGTAAACGGAGCCATCTTCGTGGCTTCGGTGGGCTCTACCCTTCCGACGGACGCCTCTACCGTACTGGATGCAGCCTTTACAAACCTCGGCTTCATCTCAGACGACGGCGTAACACTGGGGACGTCCCGGAGTGTAGAGTCAAAGAAGGGATGGGGCGGCGTGACTATCGCAACCCTCCAGAAAGAGGTGGAAGACACCGCGAAGTTCACACTTGTGGAAGTCTTGAACCCGGAGGTTCTGAAGGTTGTTTGCGGTCCGGATAACGTAACAACGGAAACCAACGGAATCAAGGCAGTGACCAAGGCGGACGAACTCGGGGCTCATGCGTGGGTAATCGACACCATCCAGAACGGACGGGCAGTCCGCTATGTATACCCTAACGCAAAGGTCAGCGACGTGGGCGAGGTGTCCCTTAAGGATGACGACCTCATGGGCTACGAGATTACCATCACAGCTGTAGAAGCTGATGGAGCACTGCACACCCAGTACGTAGCGAAGGCAGGTGAGTAGAATGATGGAAGGACAGACTAAGACCGGTTTCAAGTTCCACACGCGGAAAGGCGTGGAGGACTCCATCACATGGGCGCGGAACGTGGCGAAGCTTGAGACTGGGAAGTATGAGGTCATCTTCGACGTGATCGAGGGACTTCTGGGCGAGAAGCACGCCGCCGAACTCTACGCTCACTGCGGCGACTCCATGGAGCGGCTGGCGGAAGAGCTTGACGACATTCTGGAAGCCTTCACGGAAGAGGATGAACCAGTAAAAAACTCTTAACCCTCGCCGTGATGATTGAGACGGATGAATCTGCCTTGATTTGCGACTTTGCGGAAACCTATCACATCTACGACTACAGAGCGTTGCCGGTGCCCTATGCCGCAACGCTCGCCTATGGCCTTAGAGGTGACAGCAGAATCCGCCTCAAGCTCGGCGAGGTGAAAGAGGAAGTCCCTTGCTTTATTTCAGCCGCCAAAGCGGCGGACTGCCTAGCGCTATTTGTGAACAGCTTAAGGGAAGAACCGGAAGAGTGCCCGGCGCTTCTCACAGACATCATCTACGGAAGAGGGCAGAAGGAAGAGCAAAAGAAAACTTCCTATTCTTCCGGAGAGGACTTCCGGAACGCGTGGGCGAACTTAACGAAAGGACGGGACAGCGATGGCTAACACTATAGGAACTGCATACGTGCAAATCATACCTTCAGCGCAGGGGATTAAGGGCTCCATTGAAGGAATCATGAAGGGCGAAGCGGACTCCGCGGGCACTTCCTCCGGGAAAGCGTTCAGTGATAAGTTCGGCGGAGCGCTGAAAGCCACCGGGGCGAAAATCGCAAAAATCGGCGCCGGAATGACGGCGGCAGGTGCAGGCCTCAGTGTTCTCGGACACAAGTACATCGAGCTGGCAGAGACCCAAGCACAGGCAGAGCTTAAGCTTACCACCATCTACAGGGACAGAATGGGAGCTACCAAGAAGGCGGCCAAGTCAACCATGGAGCTCGCCTCGGCAATTCAAAAACAAGGGGTCGTGGGCGATGAAGTGACCCTCTCCGGGGCACAACAGCTCGCAACCTTTGCAAAGTACCCGAAGACGGTGGACGCATTGCTCCCGGCGATGGATAACCTGCTGGTTCAACAGCACGGACTCAACGGCACCACACAGGACGCCGTCGGTATTGCCAACCTGATGGGTAAGGCAATGCAGGGGCAGACCGGAGCGCTTACCCGTGTGGGTATCACCTTCACGGACGCGCAAGCCAAAGTCCTGAAGTACGGCAACGAACAGGAACGAGCGTCAACGCTCGCTAAAGTCATTACCGACAACGTGGGCAACATGAACGAAGAGTTCGCGAAGACGGACGCCGGGAAGCTTCAGCAAGCGAAGAACACACTCGGGGACATCGGAGAGAAGCTTGGGGCAACGCTCATGCCGGCAATCGGCTCGATTGCTAAGTGGGTAAGCGCCAACCTTCTCCCAAAAATCGAAAGCCTCGTGGGGTTCCTCGAATCTCATCCGGTTCTGGCGAAGATTGCTGTGGGTGTAACGGCGTTCCTTGCTGTAGCCGGTCCGCTCATTACAACCCTCGGTGGAATCGTGGTGGCGGCTGGGGTACTTGCTCCGGTGCTGGGTGCGATCTCCGTTCCGATGGTAGCCGCCGGGTTTGCGATCGGCGTGGTTGTTGCCTACGGAGTACAGCTCTATAAGAACTGGGATAAAATCAAGGCGAGTGCGAAAAAGACATGGGGAAGCGTAAAAGCGACCATTTCGAGTTTTGTGGAAGGTGCAAAAGCCAAATTTCAAAGTTTCAAGTCGTTCACGGCTTCCATATGGGCTGCAATCAAGAACGCTATCACTCACCCGGTACAGACGGCGAAAAACCTCATCCGGGGCTACATTAATGTAATCGGGCGGGTTGTCGGAGTCCCGGGGCTTGCCGGAAAGGTGTCCGGGGTCTGGAACTCCATTAGGCACCGAATGACAGCTCCGATTCAGGCGGCGCGGTCCACGCTCCGGGGAATCATCAACTCTATCAAGGGCTGGTTCCCGCTCCGGATTGGGCGACTCATGTCCAACATCAAGACCCCGACCATCGGGCTAAACTGGTCCTCCAAGAGCTTCGGGAAGCTCGGTTCCATTAAGTACCCGACCGGGTTCCGGGTAGGCTGGCACGCTAAGGGCGCCATCTTTACCCAGCCGACCATCATCGGACAGCACGGATTCGGGGAAGCCGGACCGGAAGCAGCGCTTCCGCTGAACCCATTCTGGAAGCGCTTTGACAGTCTTGGCGGCGACATTGTCGGAACAGTTGCTGCTCAGCTGAGAACAGTGGACACGAGCGGCGGAACCGTAACTATTGTTATCAACCTCGACGGCAAGGTTCTCGGCGAGGCAGTCGTTGAGTACGTTAACGGTCAGACCATCATCACCGGGATTAACCCAATCGGGGTTTAGGAGGGTTAAATGGCACAGACACAAATCTACTACATTGGAGGCTCGGGGGTCTCCGAAGTCCGAAAGGGCGGAGCCGTGATCTCGTGGGCATGGGGTGCGCAGACAGCGTGGACCAAATTAAAAAAACCGGTGCGAGCCTCGGCAAAAAAAGTGAAGTACAGTAAGAGCGCGAAGGGCGGCAAACGTGGAACCGCCGGGAAGTGGAAGCAGAGCAAGACAAACGTGGAGATTGCCGGCACCACCATCCCGGCGACTGCCGTCCGGCAGATTGACGGCGTAGAACGGACGGTCGAAGTGAGGTACTGCCTTGCCGGAACCGTTACCTACAGCAAGCCGAAGAGCCTCCGGAAGGGCAAAAAGAAAAAGATGTATAAGTACACCTATAACAACACCACGAAGCCGTATTTCTACAAGCTCCAGTACCGGGACAAGCCAATCACCACTACCACATACACGACTTATGATGAGGCAGAGGGCAGAACCTACGCCTACTTCGGGGATGTGTTCTACAGCGGGGAAGCGGCTACACCTTCGCCGTCAAAGATTCACCACCCCACTAAGGTGGCGGTGACCTATGCGGAAATCCGCAAGAATCTCGAGAGCACGGCGAACAACAACGACTCGCGCGATAACTCCGGAAAGTACGTTTTTACGAATGTGCGGTCTAATGTGGTGACCATTGAACTGGAGTGGTCCGGGCTACCGGAAGAGGAAGGCATTGAACTGCTGGAAGTGCTGAATAAAACCAAATCGCTTAAGACTAACGGCATGGACCTGCAGAACAACTACCTTGTAGCGCAGTACCTCGACCCCCAGACCGGGAAGGCGAAGAACGGCGTGTTTTTTCCGTCTGACCGGAAGGTCGAAAAGAACCACAGCGGTGGCTACGAGACCATCAGCGTGACACTCACGGAGGTATAAAAAAATGAAATACAAAACGAAAATCAAAATCAACGGGGCGGAGCTAACGGACGAACAGTCCAGCTCCGCCTCTTCTATTACCGGGGTATCACTGGAAGCCTCTGCCGGGAACGGTTTTCAAGTTGGTAACAGCGCTGCTTCCGCCCTCTCGGTGACAATCTTAAAGCCGTACAAGACAAGCTTCGACGGTGACAAGGTGGAGTTCTACATCCTGCCGGACGGCGAAGATGACGAAAGCCTCGCCGAAAAGCTCGAAGATGAAGTCGGGAGCACCGAAGAAACCGAACACGTTGAGGACAATGATGAGACCGACGACATCGACACCGAGGAAGTGGATGATGGAGAGGGCGAAGAGATGACGCCAGAAGAGGAAGCCGAAGCCGAGACAGAGGATGACATTGAAGAATCAAACCTCTTCGACACCATGAACGGCGAAGAGGTGACCGGAGAGGTGACAGAGGAAGAAGCTGTTCCGGATCCGGCAGACTGGGAGCTGTTCGGGGTGTTCTATGTGTACAAGCAGACCAACAACAGGGACGGCTCTATCACGCTCCGGTGCTATGACGGCTTCCAACTTCTCCACGGCGACTATGTGCCGGCGATCAAGTCGGGCACCATTCAGCAGTTCTACGATGACATTCGGACCCAGTGCGCCGAATTGGGCGTGACAGTTGACCCGGAAGAGTTCGCCGAAGAGGAGAACGTGACCATCACATGGAATCAAGTTTGTTCCTTCCGGCAGGCTATCGGATACCTTGCCGGACTGGTTGGCGGGTATGCCACCTTCGGGGACGATGACACCCTCGGAATAGACTACTACGCTTACAACGACAGAGTGCTGCTTCTTCCGGAACTGCTGGACTACAAGACCACCTCTGCCGGGGAGACCCAAATCGACGGCGTGGTGTGCACTGTCAACCTCCGGGGCGATACGATGGAATCTGGGGACGGTGGGCAGTCCATCACATTCTACAATCCGTTCGCCACCCAGCAGACCGTTGATTCTATCCTTGAGCAGTATCAAGGAATCCGGTACATCGGGGCAAACGTAAAAGCTAAGTGGGACCCATCTGTTCGGTGTGGTGACCTCGTTCGGGTGATGTCCGAGGCAGAGTATCGGAACTATGTCGCAATGGGCAACGCCTTTCGGAACTCCGGGGAGAAAACAGCAACCGAAGTTCTGAACCTCAAAAAGGAGTTGAATGCGGTAGGACGGACAATCTTGGTATCGTCCCAGCGTATCGACTTCGGCGGGGAGACATTGACGGAAATCACCTCATACCTGCCGACGGAATCGGAAAAGGCGAACGCTCCAACATCACCAAACGACGCAAAGTTCCGAATTGTAACCGCCGAGCTAATCAAGACCAACGAGCTTGTGGCGGAGAAGGCAGCCATCAAGGACCTCGAAGCCACCAATGCAGAAATCAAGAACATCAAAGCGGACTACGTTAATACAGAAATGTTAGAGGCAGAGGCCGCCAAAATCGCGAAAGCCGAGATTGAAAACGCAACCATCAAAAATGCACAAATCGAATCGATCAACGGCAACAAGATAGTTAACGGCTCCATCGTGGCGGCGGCATTGTCCAGCGAGGTCATCAAGAACTTCGCAAATAATAACATCTATTACCAAGCCACCGAACCGACCGGAGACATCAAGGAAGGCGACCTGTGGTTCAAGACCATGACCGCCACAAGCGGCGACCGCGCCGGGGTGCTGTTTGTGTGGAGTGGCGGAGCATGGCAGAACAAGAAGTTCGATTCTGAATCTATCCTTGCTAAGAGCATTACTGCCGGCGAGATAGCTTCCGGAACCATTACAGCCGGGGAGGTGGACATGGACAACCTACAAACGAACCTTGCCAGAATCGGCGACCCCGCCGGGAAGAACGTACAGATAACTGGCGCCGGCGTGGAGATCAAAGACGGCGAAAAGACACTGACGTCATACGGCGAAACGTCCACCATCGGAGCAACCGCCGGGAACCATGTCACCATCGCAGCTGATGGCGTGCGCATGGATTCCGGTACGGCGCAAATTGCAAATTTCGGAATCGTCAAAGCCGGCACGAAAATGACGCACATATGGACGAAAGAACTCGACTCCGATAGATGGGATAACCTGCCGGCGCTTGGATATGGTCTATATTATGACGGTTATTTTCCTACAGATTACGCCCCGGGAACCGTTACATCCTTACAATTTGAAACGACGGGCGGAGCCAAAATCGAAATACCGTCCGACAGTTCTTCATCGGCGTTCTACGAAATCGACGAAGCTGGCGGAATCCACATCGTAGGAAGGGAAGAGCGTCCGACGGAAGAATTTCAAGCATTCGACTGGGCAAACGTGTGGTCGCTAAAAGCCGAATACACAACGAAAAACAACACTCCATTTCTTTCTATCGGGGAAAAAGTACCGGGGAAAATGCTCACGATTTCAAGCGATTTCGAAAATGTGCTCAATATTGACAGTTTTGGTAATCTTACTGTTTCGAATTCAATCGCATCGAAGTACGGCGGTGTGGATTGCGCACGCGGCGTTGTTAACTGTAAGAGCCTAACAGCAGAGGACAACAGGCGGAATCGAGTGAGCTTCACGGAAATCACAGAAGGTTGGAGCAGGATTACGGCTACAACCGGCACTGTGACCATGGAACCGCAATGGTGGCGTTGTGGGAATCTGGTGCAGATGGAGTTCAAAGTTGCCGCAGTTGCCGCGGTTGGTCCGGGCAAGAATATCGCAACCGGAACCATCGACGGAATTCCAAGGCCGGTGACCACAACCGGGCTCCGAGCCGTGTCCTACTACGGCGACAATGCCAACGTGTCGTTCGTGTCGCAAGACGGCGCGTTCACCGTCCGGAATTGCGGGAGTGACGAACTGGCGAAAGGCAGCGACGCCATAGGAATATTCACATACATCACAGACGGGACCTTCACCGGCGGTAGCAGCACCGGTGGACAGCCGGGCGGCGGAGCGTAGGGTTCAAAATTTTCTCAAAAAATTTCTGAAATATGCTTGACATATTACTTAATATTATATATAATATAGACAGTTGATAAGGAAACGATTCAGCGAGTAATGGGCAAGCATAGAAAGGAGACAGCATGAACGAACCTATGACAGACAATCAGATGAATGTAATCCTTAACCTTGTAGCAGACAAGTTCGAGTCTTGCAAGGATATGGAAGAAGTAAAGAAAGCCATTGAAGAAGTTCGAAGCATGGCGAAAAAAGGCGAATAAAAAAATAAGCCCAGCTTGAAAAGCTGGACTCCTAATAACTAGGGTGTCAGGCTTGCCACTGGCACCCATTCACACAATTATTATAACAGGAACGGGAAAAATGACAAGCGAAAAAAAGTTTGACCAAATAAAATACCAAAACGAATACAACCGAAAGAATTATGATCATATCAATATCATGGTTGCAAAAGGGAAGAGGGATATCGTAAAAGCGAAAGCCAAGGAAAAAGGCGAAAGCATGAGTGAATACATATGGAAAGCCGTAGAGAAAAGGCTTCAAGAAGATGAATAAGTTTACAGACCGCCGAAAGGCGGTTTTTTATTTGAAAAAATGAAAGGAGCAAGAATGGAATCAGAAAAACAGCTCTACCAGTGGGACACCAATCAATCATTGGTGGAATTAACCCCATCCGCCCAATTCGTGGACTATCCAATCGGGGACGAAGTAATCCGAATCAAAGCGGACGGCACCCGGTGCAGAATCCCGGACGAAGTGCTGCAGACCTACGGCGGAAAAACCTGCTATGAACGTTACCCGGACGGAACCTTCCGGGCGTACAGTTTTTCGGTGCTTTACGCACCAAAACCGCCAGATTATGTCTACACCCCGGAGGAACGCACCACGTTCGAAGCCTTGACCGCCCGGGTGGATGCCGCCATTGAGGAAATCAAACGTCGTGCCGATTCCGGGGAGTTCACACCGGTGAAGGGCGTGGACTATTTCACGGAGGCGGAGAAGAACGAACTGATGGAAAGCGTGTCGACTGGAGCTATCGGCGAATTCCGGAAAGTCGTTGACAGTGCAATCACCGAATACAACGACAACCACAACTTGAAGTTAGCCAAGTACAACGCCAACGCATCCGAGAAGTTGACCACCTACGACGTCAACGCCGAACAGCAAACAACGGATTACAACCGCAACGCCGCCGAGAAGTTGGAAGCCTACAATCAGAATCACGCCGCAAAGGTGGCGGAGTACAACCAAAACGCCGCCGCCCTGCAGACCGAGGTGGACCGCTTGCGGGGAGAATGCGACACGCTGGCGGCGGAAAATCGAAATCAGGAGAATAGAATCAGCGCCCTGATGAAGCTGAACAAGGGACAGACCTATGACATTCTGCCGGAAGAGGGCGAAGCCGCAAGCAGAACGGCACCAAGCGGGGCAAAGTATGTGAGCGTGGATAAAGTAGGCGGTAAGAGCCTTGTGTGGAATCAGAAGGTCGATACGACAAAAGCCGAATTGATTACAAAAGCGGGAGTTACAGTTTCCAAAAAAGAGAACGGCAAGCTGTTTTTGAGTGGCACTGCAACCGGAGGCACAGCGTGGTGTATCACAGGCGAGGCAAGTTTAGTTAGTGGACACAAGTACATATCTGCAAGGATGGGCGAAAATATACCGTTAAGAATTGAGAACACGGGTGGCTTTCCCGCTATGCAATATGAAGGAGATTTAGAGGTTAAGATTTTAACAGAAGAAGCAAAAAGTTATGTGTACGCTCCGATTAGAGAGGGCGTGACTGTTAATGCGGAAATAGCCCCTTTTCTTATCGACCTGACTCTGATGTTTGGCGTCGGAAACGAACCGACCGCCGAACAATTCAATGCAATGTTCCCGGAGGAGTCGTACCCGTACAATCCCGGTGAAATCATTTCCAACACCACCGCCGCCGTGGAACTGGAAGGAAAGAATCTGTGGGACGATTCCAACCCGGCGTTCATGCAGGTGCTGCTGAACGCTGGATTCGTGTACAATTCTGGCGTTTGGCATACTAACAACAGTGCATTCTCCAGTGTTAATATTGGTACAATTCCGCAGCAATCGGTATTATCGTATGACATTCTTGCGGATGCCGGCTTAAATCCAAGAATAGAATTGTTTTCCGGCGAAACCAGAATTTTGTCACGCAATTTTGAATCAACGGGAAAATGGATTCATCATAATCTCAACATTCCAAGCGGGACGGTCATTGATAGGATTGTTGTGGATTATGCAGCCCGAGGAATGTGTAAAATCAAGAATATCCAACTGGAGCGTGGCACCACCGAAACGGCGTACTCCCCTCACACAAAGCAATCACTTTCAACCGGTTTTCCGGAACTCAATTCTGCCGGCACCGCCCACGATGTAATCGATTTGGATGGCGGAGCAATCCGGCGGAATGTTGGGAAGGTGGATTTAGGGAGCTTAAGTTGGAGTTATTCGGACAAATATGAATGGTGGGAGAGTAATAGCATGATTGGCAAAATCGTCGCACCGGCGGGGGCAAGCCTAGCGGCTAACGCAATTTGCAATAGATTCGAAATTGTTAAGCAGAACGACAATTATATAAAACCGGGGGTGAGTGTGTGGACATCCGGGAAAATATCCGTCAAGAGCGATGAAATCAAATCGGCGGAGGATTTGTCCGGTGTAACATTGTATTTCGAAAAGGCTACACCGACAACAGAGCAGGTCACCATTCCGAATCCCCTGCAAGAATGGCTCCCGGTAGAAGCCGGTGGAACGGTTACGTTCAAAAATGCAGACGAATCGAAGCAACTGGCGGTACCGAATGGGGTTAGCTGGGTGCGAAAACTTGACGAGGTGGAGTAAATGGCAAAATTAGAAAAACTGTATGAGATTATCGATAAGGAAAATTTCGAACCCGGTGGAACATTAGAAGAGAGGGTGTCCGTGCTGGAAGAAGTGCTGCAGGAGCAGGTCATGGCGGTGAGTACTACAAACGAAGACGAAGGAGCCACCCGGTAGGGTGGTTTTTTTATGCCATTTTTTCAAGAAGGGAGGTGAACGGATGAATGAGCCGATTACTTTCACGCTTTCGAGTCTTCTGCTTCTCGCCGGGGCAATCGTGACGTTCGAGCAAGCGGTTAAGGCGGTGGCTGGGGCAATCCACCACTTCCGGGAGCCGGAAGAGACCCAAGACGAACGAATCGGAACGTTGGAGCGGAAGAGCGTAAAGGACTGGGAGCGGATGAATCGAACGGATGAACGACTCGACAAGATTGAGGAAGGGAACGCTATTACTCAGAGGGCACTGCTTGCCCTACTCGCTCATGGGATTGACGGGAACGACGTCGAAGCCATGAGAGAGGCAAAAAACGAATTAACAAATTTTTTAATTAAAAGATAGGAGGCACATTATGAGCTTAATTTTTTGGAAATCTGCGGCTGTGAGAGCGCTGAAGACAGCGCTTCAGACCGTCCTCGGTGTATGGACTGCCGGGGCGCTGATTACAGATATCGACTGGAAGACCACCGGGGTGATGGTGGTGTCCGCATTCTGCTATTCCCTGCTTACTTCGGTGGTCACTGGACTTCCGGAGATTGCTGGGGAGGATATCGACTGGGAAGAGGGTGATGAGTAATGGAATACATTACCAAGTACGACAGCCCTAACATCGAGAAGAGGGCGAACAATCCGAAGTATGTGGTTATTCACCACTGGGGCGCCGATGGACAGAGCTTTGACGGGGTTCGGAGCTGGCTATGCAACCCAAGGGCGGGGGTATCCGCTCACTACGTTGTAGGCGGCAAGAAATGCGCCTGCATTGTGGCGGAAAGCGACGCCGCATGGCACACCGGGAACAGCTACTACAATCATCATTCTGTCGGCATTGAGTGCCGTCCGGAGATGGACAGAACAACGTACCAGACTGTCATTGAGACGGTGGCGTTAATCTACAAGCACCAAGGCAAGGTCTTGCCGGTCATCGGTCACAAGGACATCGTGAACACGGCTTGCCCGGGTCGGTACTATAAGCACCTCAAGGACATCCAGAAGAAAGCGACTGTCATCTACAAAAAGAGCAAAAAGAAGAAGGTGAACGAAGTGAAGAGCGTGAAAGTGAATAAGGAGGAGCGGAAAATTGACCGCACCTATGAAGTGATCAAGGCGGACCCTCTGCGGAAGGAACCGAGTTACAAGTCTAAGCTGATTAAGACCCTCCCGGCAGGGGCTAAGGTAAGAGCAACCAAAATCAAAGGCTACTACATCTACATCCCGGAACTTAAGGGGTGGACCATCTGGATGAGCGCTCGGGGCAAGAAGTACGTCAAGCTCCTGAAGAACAACGAAACATCAAAAAAAGCGTAGCGGTAGGCAAGCCGGCGAAGCTGTTGGCAACGCTGAAGCTTGTTGCCAAGAAGCTAATCAAGGGCGGTGTGAAGTACGACGCTAACCATGCCGCCAAGAGCTTGTCTGCCGCACTCAAGAGCAAGAAAACCAACTGTGCCACCTTCGTGTCGTACGCACTGCAAGAGATGGGCGTATTTCCGAAAGGTAAATACATTTGGTTGGACAAAAAAATCCACGGAAACGGAAAGGCTGCCATCAAGAAAAAGGCTGCCATTGCCTACCCGAAGGTTAAGCCATCAAAAGCCGGTCTGAAGCCGGGTGACATTTGTGGCTTCGCAAATAAACCACATACAATGGTGTACGCCGGGAAGGGCAAAGATGGGCACCCTCTATGGTACAGTGCTGGCGGCTCGGACGTGAAGCCAAAGAACCTCGGACCGAAGCGAAAACAGAAGTATGAGAACAGGAAGGTATATGTCCGAATTCGATTGAAGTAAACAAACACAAAACGGGTGGAGAAATCCACCCGAATTTTTTTTATATAAAAAAGATAAGAAAATAGTAAAATAAATTCAAAAAGCTATTGACATAGGTCTCTACCTATGGTATAATATACACATAAGGTAAGGAAAGGAGGTGAGGAAAATGGAAAAAGAACAAACAAAAGACCTGTTAGAACTTCTTGAAAAGGCGTTGAACGATGGAGTCGTGGAAAAGCTTACAATCGTAATCAAGCCGAAAAAGAACTAACAAGTCTAAACGAGGGTGGTAAACCACCACCCTCATGATAACATTAAATGGAAATAAGTCAAATGGAGGAAACACATGGAAGTAGAAGTGAAGATGAAAAAGAAAACCGGAGAAACAGAGATTGTTAAATATGCATCTCAGCAGAAGTACGATAAAGCAAACACAACACAGATTCGCATGAAGCTGAATCTGAAAACCGACGCGGATATTCTGGAGAAGCTGGAAAGCGTAGGAAACAAACAAGGATACATCAAAGCACTGATTCGAGCAGACATTGAAAAAGAATAGAGAATTTGAAACAGGGGAAGGAGTCAATCCGCCCCTGTTTTATGTAGTGAAAAAACTGTGACAATTGTCACACCTCACCCCTCAAAATGCCCCAAAATACCGCAAAAAAGAACATTGCAAAAAATGGTGAAACCCTTGAAGCCACTGGGATTCCCAATGATTTCAAGGGTTTCGGAAAAGAACAAAAATACCCCCTGTGTGCTTCCCACCATCTCCACCATATTACAAAACGAGAGCCTGAAGGGAGAGGCTTCGTAAGGAAGTCCTCTCCCTTCGGATTTTGTAATCAGCCGGAATGATTGGATTGTAGGTATAATCAATCATAATTGGAGGATTACAAAATGAATAAGTACATTTATGATGAGTAACTTCGCTCGTAGTTATGTTAGTTAGCTATCATAGGATTTTTATTTACAGACATTTTTGGACACGCCCATTGTCACTTGCTCTATTGCCGGACAATAATTCAGTGGCAGTGATACCAAGTTCATTGCAAAGAGGAATTATTAAAGAAACCTCAGGCATTCCGCGGCCAGTTTCCCATCTGCTTACAGTTTTATCACTAATTCCTATGATATCTGCCAGATCATGCTGCGTAAGCTGTCTCGCTTTTCTCATCTCTGCAATAAATGCACCAATTTTCTTTTGATCCATAATTCTCCCTCCCTTGTAATATCTTTTTTTTGAAAAATTGCAATTTGCGTTGACTTTTTAACTTTAGATATTCCCATTTTCGTTTTGTGTGTCGCTCTTATTTTCATATGCAAGTTGCCTAGTTGCAATAAAGGTTGTTAACCCAATGATAATAATATGCGGTACATACATTAATAAATCACACCAACCTGTCATCCCCATAATAGCTATGCAAGAAATCATTAATAGAAAAAAATATGGTACAGCAATTAAGAGTCTTCCCCGAAATATGCTAATACAATCACATCCGATGCAACTGCTACTATCTTTATGTTGCTTCTTATTTTTTGCATGTGAAACTACTCCTGTTCTTTGAATAATGAGCGGTTTTGATCTCCACCAGGTGTTCCGAGAGGAACGAGGTCGAATCTTCTTGCGGCCAACACTGTACACCCGGACGAAGGAACCTTCGTTTCTACTACAATCATTGTACAGAAAAAGTGTTAAAAGAGTGTTAAGATTTTACACACTGAATTATTAAGATTTCTTAAGATTTGCATTTTTTGAAAATTTCTGGGAATTGAGCACCGGCAACGAGAACTTTACAACTATAAAGGTAAAAAAAGAAGGCTCTATAAATTCTTTTGGGGTTTAGGGGGTACCTATCCATTTCATTGTGGTGTTTTAACCCCCTACCTATACACTTGTTGGGGTAATAAAA